TTCGACAAATCGAATTTCAAAAATATCAAAGAGCTAAATGATTCAAGTGAATCGAATTTATTTAATTTTTAACCGACTAGTGACCAAAAAATTTTTAGTGGACACTAGTGAGTATAAATTTAAAAATGATAGAATAGTATGAAGATTAATTATAAAGGTCAAGAGATAGAAGCGTATTCGCTTGTAATGAATAGAAACAACGCTTTAGATATTCTGAACGGTAAAAAGTGTATAGAAACTCGTATGCTCAGCTCTAAATATGAGAAAATGTTCACGGACTTCAATCAGATTGAGGAAAATGAAAAATTGAGAAAGGCTGGGCGTGAAGATGAATGTCAGTCTATTTTGAGAACGGATATAGAAGCTATTCATTTTTATAGTACCGGTGCACCGTGGACACTTGATGTAGCAATTGACGAGATAGGTATAGGTGAAGTGACAGAAGAAGGTATTAAGTTCATGCATGATGAATTTGATTTCCATGATTTTGATGAACAATTAAAAGAGTTCAAGAAGAATCCACCGAAAGAGTTGCCATTATTTTACTACTTACATATTTGTGAAATCATAAGCCATTCAGGTTTGAAATAATATAAGCCACTTGGGTGGCTTTGTTTATTTAGTAAAAGGATTGTTTAATTTAAAATTAAAGATTATGCCAGAAACGTATGCAACAGATGCAAGTGGTCAAAAGTATCGTACCCGAAAAGATTATGAAGCCGGACGATTTCAATCTATGGGGCGAAATGCAGCTCAGCGAGCAAGAATTAATCGTAGGGTAGGCGGTAGAGTTGTTTAATGATGGATAAAGCAATAGATATAATTAAAGAAGTTGCTTTAAAGGCTGATAGGGTTATATTGTTTCACTCGGCATCGGGCAAGGACAGTATAGCCCTTTTGGACCTAATATCACCTTATTTCAAAGAGGTCGTTTGCGCCTATATGTATGTTATAAAAGACTTGTCTCATATCAATCGTTATATAAATTATGCTTGCAGTAAATATCCAAACGTGAAGTACATTCAGATACCTCACTTTGCGGTCTATTCATTTAGGCGTATTGGTTACTTAGGATGTATTAAGAACGAGAAGCAGAAACTATACAATATGGCTCAACTTACGGATATTATAAGGGAGAAATATAATATCGAATGGGCCTTCTTTGGATTTAAGCAGTCTGATTCAATGAATAGACGTTTAATGTTACGTACATATAAGTTGAACGGTATTAACGAAGTGCAAAAGAAGTGTTATCCCTTATCTGAATATCGGAACAAAGATGTATTGGAGTACATTAGTCGAAAAGGTCTAATCAAACCCGAATCATATGGAGGAAAACATCAATCATCCGGCACTGACATAACGGATATTAATTACTTGTTATTTCTTCGTTCTAAATATCCATTTGATTTACAAAAAGTTATAAATGAATATCCATTGGTAGAACGGAAATTATTTGAATATGACTATGAAAGAGCTAAAACAAAGTGAAACAAGAATTATAAAACGCTCTCAAATAAATCTTAATCCGATTAACCCTAAAAGGCATTCGGACGAGAAAGTAAAGCTGCAAAAGAAAAATTTGCAGAAAATTGGTTTTCTTGGTGGTATTGTATGGAATGAAAAATCGAGGAATCTGATTGACGGGCATCGAAGGATTAAGGCAATGGACCTGCACTACAAATACGATGGTACATCTAAAACGGATTATGATGTAAAGGTTGAAGTCGTAGCTCTTGACGATAAGGCTGAGAAGGAACAGCTTACATATATGGCTGTAGGAAATACAAAGCCGGATATAGACCTTATAGCTGGCTACATTTCTGATATAGATTATACGAATGTCGGCTTGGACATTGGGGAATTGAATGATATTCTTTCCATAAACACAGAAATGCCATCTCAGTTAGATTTTGTGGATGATTTATTGTCCCCTCTGCCATCATTTGACGAAATTGAAACTCCCTCTGCGGATGAGAAGACTTATGATGAAAAGAAAGAGCACATGAAAGCCATTAAACAGCAAGTAAGAGAATTGTCAATAGAAAGACAGCAAAACGAAGAAGCTTATATTACATTGTCTTTTTCTTCTTACAACGCTAAAGAGGATTTTTGCGATTTGCTTGGTATCAGCACAGATGACAAGTTTGTAAAAGGGGAAGATGTATTAAAATTGATTAAGTGACGAAAGTAACAAATACGCGCGCACGTACACAAGGATATGGCTAAGAAACCTAATATAGAAGATTTTAGAAAGATTCTCCGCAAATCTGGTGGAAATCTGACTAAGGTTGCGGCTACGTTTAAAGTAGCTCGGAAAACTGTATATCAATGGGCGAAAGAAGATGTTGAATTTAAAGATGCTATATCAGATGAGCGCGGGGCGTTGGTTGATGAATGTTTGGTTTCTGCCCGTGTTCTTGCATTGGGTATTCCTGAAAAGGATAAAGATGGAAATTTCGTGGGTTGGCGTGAACGTCCAGACGGCTATATGATTCGTTATTTGCTTTCTACATTAGGGAAAAGCGAAGGTTTTGGGGAAGAATCAGAAGATGCTGATATTCCAACAGACATAGAGCACGGCATCAACATTGATTCCTGGATTAAAGACAAGCTGAAATGATAGTACCTCAAGAAATTTACCATCCATTATATGAGGATAAGGAAAAATTTATAATTCTTATCACCGGTGGGCGTGGTAGCGGAAAGTCTTTCAATGCTTCTACCTTTATTGAGCGGTTGACTTTTGAAATGACTCCCGTAGAGAAGATAGTTCATCAGATTCTTTACACCCGTTACACGATGGTTTCTGCCGGTATGTCTATCATTCCCGAAATGATGGAGAAGATAGATTTGGACGGTACCACGAAATATTTCAAGACCACAAAGACGGATATAGTCAATAAGATGACTAAGAGCCGTATCATGTTCCGGGGTATCAAGACTTCTTCCGGGAACCAGACAGCAAAACTGAAATCCATTCAAGGCATTACGACTTTCGTTTGCGATGAAGCGGAAGAGTGGACAAGCGAAGATGAGTTCGATAAAATAATGCTCTCCATTCGCAAAAAGGGTATTCAGAACCGGATTATCATTATAATGAACCCATGCGATTCCAATCACTTCATCTACAAGAAATACATTGAGAAAACTCACAAGCTGGTAGAGATTGATGGTGTGCAGGTTCAGATTTCCACTCATCCGAATGTGCTCCACATTCATACGACTTACTTTGATAATTTGGAGAATCTTTCACCGGAGTTTCTAAAAGAGGTGGAGGATATAAAGGTGAGTAATCCTGAAAAGTATGGTCATGTGGTTATCGGCCGGTGGGCTGACGTTGCAGAAGGTGCTGTGTTCAAGAAGTGGGGAATTGTGAAAGAGTTCCCGCAGGAATGCAAAAAGGTAGGAATAGGGCAGGACTTCGGCTTTACTAATGATCCTTCCGCTGCTGTAAGATGTGGCATTATTGATAACCGTTTGTATGTTGATGAACTTTTCTATGAAACGGATATGCTTTCGTCGGCTATTGCCAATAGGTTAAAGCCTTTCTCTATGAAAGTTTTTGCCGATTCGCAAGACCCTCGATTGATTCAAGAGATAAAGAACAGAGGCGTGAATATCTATCCGGTAGATAAGTTTCCCGGCTCCATCAAAGCGGGTATTGATAAGATTAAAGACATGGAGTTCTTTGTAACAGAACGCTCTTACAATATTATTACTGAACTTCGGAAATATGTTTGGGATAAAGATAAGGATGGAAACTACATCAATGAGCCAGTAGATGAATATAATCATTTGATGGATGCCATTAGATATTATGTATTGGGTTGTTTGCTTGGACGCATTTTGAAGCCGAAAGATTTAACTGGAATATTCACACACTAAAAATATAAGCTATGCCATTGAATTTAGAAGAAATATTAGCATTGCCCGATATCGGGCAGAAGATAAACTACCTGAAGAAAGGTAGGAAGACTGAACTTCCCGACTGTTGTAAACTTTGGGACGATTGGAATCCGGAACGCCATGAAATTATGGTTGACAAAAAGAAGTATCCGGACAGAAAGGTTCTTGAAAAAGAAGCTGAGAAACACTTCGATGAAAAAACTGGTAAGACTTATGAAATCGAAGCAAAGTATAAGACTGAACCGGTGAACCGTATTTCCATTCCATTGGAACAGGATATAGTGAATATTCAAACTGCTTTCACGGTCGGCACAGAACCGTCTATGGATTGCACTCCGACTGATGATGATGAAAAGAAGCTGCTGGATGCGGTAAAGGCTGTATTTAAATCCAACAAAATCAAATACCAAAACAAGAAGATTGTCCGTGCCTGGCTCTCCGAACAAGAAGCGGCAGAATATTGGTATGTTACCGATGATGATTCGTTTTGGGCAAAGTTTTGGAAGAAAGTTAAGACTACGTTCGGTGGCAAGGTCAAGCCCACCAAGAAACTGAAAAGCGTGTTATGGTCTCCATTCAGAGGTGATAAACTATACCCGTTCTTTAACGATGAAGGTAAAATGATTGCTTTCTCACGTGAGTACAAGAAGAAGCTCATGGATGATTCGGAGATAACTTGCTTTATGACTATCACTGATAAGATGGTCTATCAGTGGGATTTATCTAAAGGGTATGAAGAAAGAACGCCTTTTACTCATGGATTCCCCAAATTACCGGTTCTCTATGCCTACCGTCCTGAACCTTATTGCAAAAAGATAAAGACTTTTCGGGTTCGGTTGGAGAAATTATTATCCAATTATGCAGATTGCATCGATTATCATTTCTTCCCTTTATTGAAACTTATCGGTGACGTGGAGGGTTTCATGGGTAAGGTTAAGGATAGAATGGTCAAACTTACAGGTGAAGGTGCGGATGCCCAGTATCTGA